TCGCCCTCCCCCGAACAGTGCCACCCGATCAAGGTCAAGAACCCGCTCTATTCAGAGATGGATGGATACCAGTGCGTGTCGACCGGCCCAGCGAGCCGACAGGTCACCCACCTAAAGGGCGTGCCCGGCCCCGTGCCGACCGTCACCTACTGGCTACACGTGAAAGGAACGCCGTTCGAGGCGAAGACCGTTCTCAACGCGACCTGGTTGGCGCGGGTCTAGAGCAGGCCGCACATCGCGGCGGTGTTCGGCCACGGCTCCCAGCCGCGAGCCTGCCAGGTGTGGTAGGCGATGAGGAGCTGCTCGACCGGAGACGCGATGTTCGGCAATCCCTGGCCGCCGTTCGCCGCCCAAGTCGCGAGGTCGAACTGGAGGCCGCCGTAATAGCCGTTGCCCGTATCAGAGTTCCATGCGCCTTCGTAGTGGTGGACGCAGAGCGCGGCGGAGAGCCACGCGCCTGTCCATGGGCGTAGCGTGGCTCGGTGAGTCCAACGCTTCCAGCGGGTATACCAGAGGTGGCGCACCCAGACGCGGTACGCGGCGCTGGTAGCCGGCACGTCTGCAGACCAGCCGTACCGCGTCCTGGGCGCGCGTAACCGGGCTTCGAGGTGCCAGACGCGGTCACGGTACGTGTGGATCGCGCAGAGCGTGTAGGCGGGGCGCTGGGCGCAGCGCGAGACGAAGCCGCTGCTGGTGCTGGGCGTGAACATGGTGGCCGCGAGCACCAACACGGCGATGGCGAAGGATCGGATCGGGCATTGCCTCCTCCGTTAGGGGTGCGTCGATCCTGTCGACGCTCGGACTGCCCTCCGGTTATGGGAGGTAGGGGACGGCGAAGCCGCCGTCGAGCTGGGCCTGGCAGCAGTCGACGCCTTGCGGCGAGTAGGGGATGCCGTCGATCCGTTTCGTGTACTTGTCCCACCCCATCGACACGACGCGGATGTACTCGCCGGGCTGGAGCAGCGCTTGGAGGTTCGCTTTCGCGGCCCGTGCAGCGACGCGCGTCGCCTCGTCGGTCGCGTTCATTTCCGGCGCGTTGATGCCGTAGAGACGCACCGAGTAGGCGATAGGGTCGTGCGCCATCTGGATTGTCGGCAGGCCGCCGAGGTAGATGCCGAGGCCGAGGTCGAGGCGGCCCATGACGGTGTCGCCGTCGTAACAGTGGTCGACCGTAAACCAGTACGTGAAGGGGGTGTCGGCGGCCATCAGCGGCCGATCAGCCTGAGGATGACGACGACGATCAGCACGATGATCAGCACGGTGATGAGAAGCCCGACCATCAGAGCGCCGCGAGGACGGCCACGACGGCGATGATGAGGCCGGTCGCGGCGTGGAGGGTCGACACGTGGATGACGTTCGCGAAGATGAGGACGCCGACCGCGAACGCGACCAGACACAAGAGCAGGTGGAATGTGGGTTCTGGGCGAGTCATGGTTCCTCCGTTCAGTGTTTCGCGAGGCCGCGGCTGAGGGCGTAGGCGACGAACGCGACGGTCGACGCGATCGCGGCATACCTGGGCGGGAGCGAGCCTTCGGCCGATGTGGCGGCGGTGCCGACGGCGGTCGCGATGGCAAGCCAGAACTCCGTCGTGCGATATCCGGGCTTCGCCGGCGCGGCTTTCGTGAGTATGGGTGCGGACACGGGTTCCTCCTTGTAAAGGGCTTTTCTCAGCTGCGCGCGTTGGCGACGGCTGAGCTGTGAGTGGATGTGGATGTTGATCGGAGGCTCTGTCATCAGATGGGACTCGTCTTCGACCAGCCGCCCCGTCGGACGTAGCGGTTCGCGAGCCACAGCACCGTCCGCAGCGGATAGTTCGTGCCGGGGTCGGTATGCCCGGATGTGTCGATGCCGGCGGCGCCGACGTCGGCGTGGGTGCAGACGCCCTGCAGGCTGTGCGTGAGCGGGACGCCGTGGACGTGGTGGATCCACGCGAGCCACCGTGCGACCTTGATGAGTTGCTTCTGGTGGCTCCTGCTCCACACGAGCTTGGTGAGGCTCGCGAAGCCGATCTGTTCGATGCCGATGCTGCCGCCGTTGAAGTTGCCGACGTGCCACATCTCGTGGCCGAATCCGAGCGCGGCCATGCCGGTGTTCCCGTCCTTGTCGATCACGAGATGGGCTCCATAGTCGAGGCCCTGCGTGACCCAGAAGTCGTAGATGCCCTTGACGTCGGTGATGCCCGCCGTGTCGTGAGACTCGGTGTCATGCAAGACGACGCGCTGGATACTCATCGCGCCGTGCGTGATCGCGTTCTGCGCCGTGTATTGGACGCTCGGTTCTCTCATTTGCCGTTTTACCAGGGCCATGCTGCTGCTCCTCTCGAGGTCGCTCTCGAATGGTGTTGGGTAGGGTTCAGGGCGGGGTCGCCGTGGTCGCTCGCGGCGACCCTACGAGTCAGGGTTGAACGGCACGGTGATCGTCGTCGGGACTGTCACAGTCGTCGTGGCTTGGGGGAGCGTGACCGTCGTCGTCGGGCCGGTCACAGTCGCGGCAGGGATGGTGACGGTGACCGGGACATAGACGGTCACCGGCGGCGGCGCGACGCCGATGATGGCGGCGCTCGTCACGCCGAACACCGGCATCGGCTCGCGGATCTTGACGACATGAGCAGGCACGACGACCCGCCGATGCGTCGCATGGTTGCGGAAGGTGGTGCGCGGCACGTAGACGACCAGGACATGGTCGTAGCGGCGCAGGACATGACCCTTGACGTGGATGGTCACGTAGCGCGTCGTGTGCCGCGTCGCGACGCTGGTGACCGTGCGAGCTTCCGTTTTCGGGGTGACGCTGCTGATCACGTGCGACGTCGCGGCGCCGAACCCGGCATACGCCATGCCGACCGTGAACAGGGCGTATCCGAGCAGGCGTTGATGGAGATACCAAGAGAAGAGGCGCCTCATGGTGGGCACGGGCCGATGACCCGCAGAGCCCGGATGGTGCGTTTTTGGCCGGTGATGCTGGTCTGGATCGTCTTCGCTGGCAGGCCGGGGATCCCGTGCGGGTTCGCTCGCAGGAACGCCTCGCTCCTCTCAACGCGCGTCTGGAGGTCGTCGCGGAGCCGGCACACACCGGTGTGGGTCCTGACGCCGAGAGCGGCGGCACGCTTGACCTGCAGGACGAGTGCCTGGTTCGCCTTCGCGAGCTTCGCCGCCTTCGCAGCGACGGCATGGTTACTGGCCGCCGTGTTCTGATTCGCGTGGTAGAGGTAGAACACGACGAACGCGAGGATGAGGTAGCCGATCACGCCGCGGTGCCGCACCCAGAACCGGCGCGTCGCGAGTCGCTTCGGACTCACCTTCCCTCCCGTTGGAGGATCGGGACGATGCCAAGCAGCGCGAGCGCGGCGCCGACGATGACCGCGTCGGCGGGCCGGCCGGTCAGACTCCCGATCGTCTCAAACGCGAGCATGGCCGTCCCCAATATGAGCAGGACGCCGTCGCGGCTTTTCGCGACCCACCCACGCCCATCGGGGCTCTGCCCATCCCCTGGCGGGTTCATTCATCGACCGCGCCTTCTATCACGTGCCGTCGCTGACCCATTGCGCGCCCATCCAGATCACGGGGTTCACGCCGCCGAGCGTCGTCGCGTTGCTGTTCGTGACGCTGAGGTTCCCGCCCGATGTCTGCTGGACGTCCGATACCAAGGAGTCGGCAGCGGTCGCCTTGTACCGCGACGCGGCATTCATGTAACTGTTCACGCCAGATGTGGGGCCGGTGTCCTTCATCCCGCCGATCTCCTCGGGGGATGACCCTGCGACTCGCAGCGTGATCCACCTGGCGCCCGTGCCGTTCGCGGCGAACTGGCAGGACACGAAGCACTCGTATACGCCAGCCGTGTTGAACGTGATCGTCGTCGGCGTTCCAACCGGGTCGTGCATCGAGTCGGTGTCGTAGATGTCGGTCGCGTTGAACGAGAGCGTTGTGACGGTGCCCGTCGCGATTACCTGCGCGGTCGTGCGTGCCGCGACGCATCCGGGCGGCGAATGGAGAAAGCCGGTGTTGTCGCGAACGTTCGTGTTCATCTGCGCGGCGGTAAGGACGTTCCCGGTCGTGAAGGTGGCGGGAGTCGACCAAGCCATCTATGCCGCCTCCGGCGCTAGGCCGTGCTCGATGTTCTCAGCGAGCAAGTGATCCACCGGCTCGCCGATGTTCCAGTTCTGGTTCACGATCCGCCTTGGTCGTAAGAGAGTTTCGATCCGCACCCGCTGGATCGGCCACAACAACCGGTAGCCGGCGCCGCACTCCTCGCACCGCCACGCCTTCTGCTCAGGCTGCACCTGCGACGCGCTGCGACACTCACACTCGGCGACCCAGCGACCCCGATTCGCATAGACACGGCTGATATTCAAAAGCCGAGGACTCCCGTGCCGAGCTTCCCCAGCGAGGCGTCGCCCAGCTTCAGCCAGTTCTGGGTGAGCGTGATGAACCTGGGTGTGAGGCCGAGCGTCGTCTCCCACTGCGTCCCGTCAAACGAGTGGTCGATCCGTTCGATGAACGAGTCCTGGCTGATCACATTCCCGCTGGGTGGTCGGCGTTTGACGGTGCAGGTATCGACGCCGAAATCGTCGAGCTGCATAATCGGCGTCCACGACGCCAGCGTCGTATACACCGGCCGCAACGTCACCTGGTCGATGCGTAGCCGCGCATCCTTCTGCTGGAGCACCGAGAACGTCGCGAGGTCATAGCCCTCGGTGTCCGTCGCCATCAAGTTCTGGACCGACCCGTACCGCGGCCCGTACTGGGCGATCGACGCAGAGTCGCTATACGTCGCGTTCGTGCCGTCCGCGGTCGTGACCGTCATCCCGTTCACGAGCAGCGAGTCATCCATGACGGGCGCGATGTCGCCCTCATACTCGATCTCTGAGCCGCCGCCGTCACCGGCGGTGATCGTCGTCGCGCCAGTCTGGTTCGGCCGTTTGTACCTGTTCCAGAACTTGATCTTCCCCTGGCCGCTCACAAAGAGGAGGCCCGACTCGGTGTCTTCGGCCGCGGCTTGCATCACCCCGAGCGCGTTCGCGGTCTGCCCCGGATTCGCCGGATCATCGATCGGTGGTTGGACGAGGCTGAATCCCGTGTCGCCGGTAACCCACCCGGTCGAGAATCCACAGTCGGAGAGGACGTCCTTCATCACCTGATCGGCTGTGGCGGGCGTGTAGGAGGTGCGCAGCGACCAGTTCTGCAAGGCGAGCGGCGTGAACAGGTCGGTCGCGGTGATCACCATCCGCTCGCCACCAGTCCAGTCATACGCCGGCTGCAGCGACGTGACGTACCCGCTGTAGAGCCATGTCGCGGCGGTGTTCGCGTAGATCGAGATGTGGTTGCCGACGCCGAGGTGTGGGTAGAACGGCCCGCTTGTGTAGGTGGGGTCGAACCGGCCGTCGTGGTTGTCGAGCTCGATCGTGAGGGTCCCCGCGTCGAAGTGGGATTGGGCGTTTGACCGGCCGCGGTGCGTCTGGAAGCTGAGCAGTTGCGAGTCGATGCGGGGGAGCGTGGTCGAGCCGGTGTTCGTGAGGTCGGTCGCGCTGAGCGGCGCCGATGTGACGTCGAGGTAGACCTGGATGTCGGGCCACACCGCGTCGCTCACGGCCGCAACCCGCCAGCCGTCTTAAAAGCGTTCGCGCCCTGATGCCGCAGCGCATCCACGACGGCGCGCCTGACCATGCGCTGTACCTGCTGTTCAGTGCCGGTGATGACCCCGTCGAAGTGGAAGTGCAGCTCGTAGGCGAACCCGCCGCTCTTGTGGGTCGGGATGATCGTCTCGCCGCCAGCCGCCATGATCGGCCGGTGGACACCCTTCGGGCCTGGGACGACGCCGCCCTGGTCGTACCAGTTGTATCGCTGTTCATGCGCCCACGCGCCTGCCGGCGATCCGTACCGGCCGTGGATGTAGCCGAGGCCCCAACCGATCTGCGCCGTCGGCGACGCCTGGCCGCCCTGGCTGGGCAGCCACGCCGCGCGCGGCATCTTCGAGTACGGCAACGCCTGCGGG